ATATCAGGATTATACGAAGCAAGTTTATGGGTACCAACCCATACTAAAGTCATTAGCATTGTTGATCCAAATACCAAAGTATTTGATTGTGATGTGGAACATCACGTAGAAAGATTTCATGATATTGAAGTACCATTAGAAGGATATCAACATCCTACTTTACAAAATATTGAAAATATTTTAGAATTCAGTAAAACATTTACTGATACTGATAAAGTTTTAATTCATTGTCATGCTGGTGTTAGTAGAAGTACAGCAACTGCTATTCTAGTACTAATACAACATGGCATGGGTATTAAAGAAGCGTTTGAGAAGGTTTATTCAATTCGTGATTGCATGAATCCTAATGTAATGATAATTAATTACGGTGATGAACTATTGGAATGCAATGGTGAATTGTCCGATTATTATAATAAATGGTCTGCTGATAACCGTATAGAATACGGACGATTTGGCGGACAAACATGGGATAGTAATACAGATGCTATGAAAAATATCTTGCAAATGTTCAAATAATACGTTATAATTTACACAGTTTTAGGATACATGCAGCAATTAAAAAACATTCTTGAAAAATGAAAAAGCGTATCCTGATAATTTTGCTACTGTGGCAGTGATGGTTCATGCACTGGACTGAAAATCCAGCTATACTGGTTCGATCCCAGTCGGTAGCACCAATTTTAACTTTACAATTTGGTAATTATGGAATATATTAACCCAGACAATCCTGAACTCACTATTAGCGTATCTGATACAACAACAGTTTTTATGAAAAATGGAAGATCGCATAACACAGATGGACCAGCAATTATTAGATATGATGGCCGCAGAACTTGTTATTGCCAAGATGGGAAATATCATAATGAACACGGCCCTGCTGTTATTACTAATTTCACAGAAGAAGAATATTGGTTGCATGGTAAAAAAATCTATTTAAAAAGTAAATGGGAACAACAAGTACTTGAAGAACGAACCGTCTAATCAACGGATACTCTGACCCAGAGGATAAGAAGTGTGGTGATACACACGGGTGGTATGCTTTGAACCAAAAGCACGTTGGCAATACGAGAATTCTGTTCCGCCAGAACCTGCAAGTTGAGAACCATGAAGTACAAGTGGCAACCTCTGTGATAGCCGGGAATAAGAAAGCAACAATTATAGCTTTAGTCGTCTAATGGTAGGCAATTTAAGCCCTACTAACTGTAACTATAAACAGGACCATAGCTCAGTTGGTTAGAGCACCTGCCTTACACGCAGGATGTCTTCGGTTCGAATCTGAATGGTCCTACCAGTTTACAGATTTAGTTAATAGTAGAGGAGAACTCCGGTAGTATCTGAAAACATATTATAAATTAAATGATGAATTGATGCAGCATTGATGTGTCGATCACCAATTACTACAATGTTTAATTTATTTTGATCGGAGACTTTTATAATTTTTTGTATATCGGATTTAATGAGGTATTCGTTTTTCGGATCAAGATACACATTAAACTGTGGTAAAAAGAAATCAGGATAATATCGACGTTTTTGGAGTTTGTCATCAACATACCACATAAATGACGGTCTTACCCAATAAATATCTAATTCGTTTAAAATAGTAGATAATCTTACTTCGTAAGAACTTTCAGCAGTAAATACTTCATTTTTAATATTTACTATTTTAGAACGATGGGTATGTTTTTGTCCGCCACAATTTGGATGTTGTTGTGATTTTGATTTATTTAATAGGTCATAACATTCTTTAGAACATGTTTTCTTATATTTTGATAGGGTATCAGTGTTGCATACTTTACACACTAGATTAGGTTTGTCAAATCTTACTGTATATCCTCTAGATGTAATTCGTTTTCTTATAGCATCTTCTGTTTGATAATGAGTACCTTTAAGTTTATCTGACACTTTTTGTTTAAAATCGTCTGATCTTGGTCCTCTTGAATTGGCACAGGATCGAGAACAAAATATTCCAGGTTTTATATGGGTGTTTTGACATTTTGGGCAAATTTTAGTTGGCATAAATCGAACCTTTAATAAATATATTATTGTATTTATACTTACTGCAGACAGAGGTTCGATTCATTTCTAAAGCACCAAACACAAAGGAAACTATTATGGACGAAGAAACCCGAAAGAAATTTTTTACAAAAACTGAAGATACCGGTAGACATGTTGTTTATTCATACCGAACTGGTAAAACCTACTATATTGAAGTTATCGGTGGTAATCACACTAAATGGGGTGATCTTAATCCGAGTACTGGTAAATTAGAAGGTAGTTATGGTAGTAAATATCGTGGTTCTATCGATTCTAATGATAGTTTGATTACAGAAACCAATGGATTTACTAATATCACGGAATTACAGCCTGGATACAGTCCATATGCTGAAATTGAACGCCGTGATGCACAATATCCAGATAAAATAATTGACAACGTATAAAAATGCTGTATAATTAACAGCATAAACAGTTTTAGGATACATTCAGCAAACAATTTACACTGAACTTTTAATTCAACTAGTAAAAACGTATCCTGCTATAACAACATAGGAAATAATTATGAAACGAAAGACAAAAACAGAAAAAGAAGGCAAGAAAATTTGGGATCGTAGTTCAATTGGTTAGAACACCGGACTTTTAATCCGGGAATTCGAGTTCGAGTCTCGGCGGTCCTACCAAATCATATAATAAAGCATATTAGCGTCTGATCAGCGTTGTGTGGATCACAGTTTGAGCTCCGGGCTTGAATGAAGACGGTTCAATTCCGTGTAGTATGCTTTATTATATGATTATATAAAAACACATCCTGAAGCGCAACTCAGACTATATCGTGCGGGAAGCTATACGGCGATGAGAAAGATATAGTTCTTCGATGGAAATACGCCGTTCGTCCTTCAGCATGTGTTTCTATATAATTTTATATTAAAGTGTATTAATCAGTCACCTTAACATCACTGGCCAGAAGGATGTTAAGCTTGAGGGCCGGAGACAGGAGGATGTGTAGCATTCGTGTTCCCTCGTTTAATGCACTTTACTATATGATTATATAATAAACTACACTATAAATGGTGGTAAGATACGTTCGATTCGTATCGAGGTACACTGGCGTGTTGAGTGCGACGGCAACCGAAGGTTCGAATCCTTCCGTAGTGTGGTTTATTATAAAATTAGACTAATTAGGTGTGGCCGTGTCGGAATTGGTAGACGACCCTGATTGTGATTCAGAATTTTATGGGTTCAAGTCCTATCGGTCACCCCTAATTAGTTTTGGTAACTACCCAGATGATTGATAACCTCAAATAATAAATACTCAGTAACATATAGGAAAACTATGAGAGCTTATTTTTTAACAAACATGTACCTGAGTTCTATACAACACGGTATACAATCTTTGCATGCACTGCAAGAGATCAACAACAAATATGGTACAACTAACGAACTATTGGTAGATTGGGCTGAAAACCACAAAACTGCAATTGTATTGAATGGTGGTACTAGTGAACAGATGGCAAACATTGTCAATTTGTTAAACAATGAAACAAACGAATATCCATGGGCGATTTTTAATGAACCATCGATTGACAATGCATTGACTAGTATTGGTATTATTGTTCCTGATACAATTTATGGGCGTGAAAGGTCTGATTTTGGTACATTCGAATATGAATTATCACAATTACTGAGAAATCGTGGATTTGCGAGGTAAGTATGAAAAGAACCGCAATAGTAAACGAAGAAGCTACTAAAAAATTCCATGAAAAACATGGTGAAAAATCTAAAAAATATGCGGTATTTCATGCTACCGACTGGGGTGATTCTTTTATTTCTAAAAGGTCTATATATGGCAGGTAAAAGAACATCGGATATCGTTAAAAGAAATCTTGATTATGTAGAACAAGATATGCTAAAATTACAGCAACAATTAAGCGAAGCAACGGAAAAATATGAGTCTATGAAAATAGCATATCATCATGCATTAGCCTGTGAAAAAACTCCGTTTAAATAGAATTATACCCGATTAGCTCAGTTGGTTAGAGCGCACCCCTGATAAGGGTGAGGTCGGTGGTTCGAATCCACCATCGGGTACCAAACTCTAGAGCTGGGCAACCTTAATATCATTTTAAACACTATCTTCGGATAGGCTCAGTAATAAAAACGAGGCTGGTAGAGGTCTCCCGAGTATTGTATGATGTTAGATACTCAACAATTTTGGACTGTTAGTGAAGCGGTTATCACGCCACCCTGTCACGGTGGTATCACGGATTCAAATTCCGTACAGTCCGCCAATTTTGAGCGGGTATAGCTCAGTGGTAGAGCTTCAAGTTGCCAACCTGAATGTCGTGAGTTCGAATCTCATTACCCGCTCCAAAATAAATATTGACAATGAATAAAAATGATGTATAATACATAGCATAAACAGTTCTAGGATACCTACAGCAACAATCATACATTTGACAGCTAATCAAACCCGTAAAATGTGTATCCTGACAGAATATTCGAGGCTAGTCACCAGCGAATAAGACCAATAGGTTAGTTTCAGCAATTTTATTAAATCTTATTGTAAAAGAAAGTTCTGGGTTCGAATCCCAGCGTTAGGGTTGGTCACTAATGTAGTTTAATTGGGAAAACTTAAAATGCTAACCTGTAATAACAATTGGGATATGGTGTAGTGGTAACACAACTGGTTTTGATCCAGTCATCCATGGTTCGAATCCGTGTATCCCTGCCAATTTTTTAACTATTATCGGAATGATATAATGCTAGTAATTGAACAAGAAGTAAAAAAACCTTACAACTTAATCCCTGAGTATCCTAGATACACTGGTACTGACCTTATTGAAGCGGTAACAGTTTCAGTCGGAAATTATAGAAACTATAAATCCGAAACATTAAGAAATACACCACATCACTTAAAAACATTTGTTGAACAATACTTTGTTGATGCGGATAAACATTTCGAACGATTGATGGATGTTGTAATTCAAATTCCAAAATCATTCACTGCGGAAGTAACAGACTATAGTTCCATTAAACTGGTTCATAATGATGTTTCTTACTTCTTGAACTTGCGAGTTGATCTTGATTCCAAATCAATCGCTGAGTCAGAATTCGTTTTATCACTTGTAAAACGAACACGCTTTATGGAATCAGAAAAAGAACGATTATCTTAACTGATTAATAAGGGTGATTACAGCACAAAAATGCCGAAGCCGATAAGCGGGTATCTTCTGGGAGTTCGAATCTCCCGGCTCCGAAACAATATATCATCCTGTGATTTTAATTAACAAAGGTGTAAAATGAGAAAATTAAATATGTTATTCATGGTTGGTGCTTTAGCATTGGTTACTGGATGTGCAACAAACACAGATATCGCCAAATTACAAGGTGAAATCGATGTAATTACTACAAATCAAAAAACATTGAGTACTGGATTAGTAGATACTAATCGCGCTCTATCAACTGTTAGTTCAAAAGTTGATAATGCAGTAAAAGCAGCAGAACGATCTGAACAACTCTGCAAAGATATCAATACTAAATTGGACCGAATGTTTAGAAAGTCACAATTGAAGTAAAACAATTTTAGGATCTATACCGCATACAATTAGCATTCCAGGCCGGGAACGTAGGTTCATAAGTATAAATACTATATGAACTATAAAATTATATATGAAAAATTAATACATCGTGGAAAAAATAGAACGTTTCTCGATAATGAATACTTTGAGAAACATCATATTATTCCACGATGTATGGGCGGGAAAGATGACCCGGACAATGTGGTTAAATTAACGCCAGAAGAACATTATGTAGCACATCTATTGTTGGTTAAAATATATGATAATTACTCACTAGTATATGCTGCTACTATGATGACTGTGACCAGTGATAATCAAAATAGAAATAATAAGTTATATGGTTGGTTACGTCGAAAGATGCAGCTGGCTGCCAAAACTAGAACTGGTCACAACAACTCGATGTATGGAAGACGCTGGATAACAAACGGACATGAAAATAGATCTATTGATATTGACACTGCAATTCCTGACAATTGGAGATTGGGTAGAGTAATGCCAATATTGAAAGAACAAAGATCTAATAAACCTAAAAAAATATGGACAGCAGCAGAAAGAGCTAAAATGTCTGCTATTAAGAAAGGAAAAACTGGACAAACCCCATGGAATAAAGGTAAAACAGGATTGCAAACTCCATGGAACAAAGATATAAAAAGCGGACCACAAGTTAAAGTATGCTGTCCTCATTGTGATATAATAGGTGGAATTGGAAATATGAAACGATATCACTTTGATAATTGCAAACACAAACTTTAAGAGTTCTTCTAGTGGATAGGAAACCGTAAAAAGCAGATCCTGATGAAATAAAGCCCTTGTAGCTCAGTGGATTAGAGCACCACGCTACGAACGTGGGTTTGTCGGAGGTTCAAGTCCTTCCAAGGGTGCCAAACATAAAAAAGGGAATTATGAATAAAACAATTATAGAAATAGGTGCAAAAGATGGGCATGATACCGCTACTTTTCTTCAAGATCCTGGGAATATAGTGTATTCATTCGAGCCAACGCCAGCATTAGTTGTAAATTTACAAAATAAATTTAAATTCAATTCAAATTGGAATCTAATTCCAGCTGCTGTTGATTTAACAAATGGATTTAAACAATTTAATATTGCAGGCGTCGAAGATTGGGGTTGTTCTTCATTATTTGAATTCAAAGAAGATCGTTATGAGCACTGGCCTGGTAGGAATCTACAAATCACTGATATTGCACGAGTGATGACTCTTCGGCTAGATACATTTATGGAAATGTATGGTATAGGTGAAGTAGAATATTTGTGGATTGATGCACAAGGTAATGATTTTAATGTTTTGCGTAGTTTAGGTGATAAAATAACCAATATTAAACGTGGAAAGTGTGAAACCGCATATAAAGCAGATTTGTATAAAAATACAGACAACCGAACTGAAGATGTGGTTAAATGGTTAGAAGAGCGAGGATTTAGATGCTTTATAGAGCTCGAATGTCATACCGGTAATGAGGCAGATGTGCATTTTGAAAGAATTATAAAGTAAAGCACTTAATATAGATCCATGATTTGTATTAAAAACAACCGACATCTAGCATTCTATAGTTTATGCAAACTAGAATAAATAAATTTTGCCCTCTTATCCCAATCTGGTAGAGGAGACGGTTTTAGATACCGTATAGTCTCAGTTCGAATCTGAGAGAGGGTACCAATTATTGAGGCAGGTCATAGACCGGCCTCCAAATTATGGAAGTGTGGCAGAGCATGGCCTATTGCACCAGTCTTGAAAACTGGCGAACCGCAAGGTTCCGTGAGTTCGAATCTCACCGCTTCCTCCAAACAATAGGAGCCCTTTGTGGCGGTTAAGCTCTTAACCTATTAAAATAAACAAGAGTGAGTTAGCCCGTTCCAGATAACTTTCAATAGGAAGATAGAGGTTTCATAGAGATTAAACTATCCTGGAATTTATTTTTTTAGCCCGGTGATGAAATGGTATCATGACGAGCCCAAACTCGCTCTTGGGAGTTCAAATCTAACCCGCGCTGTCAAATTTAGCATTATAATAGTGCTAAAGATAAGTAGTAATATGTTAAAAATTTATGATAAAGAAGATTTTACTACTTACACGAATTATGAAGAAATTGCTAGACAATTAGATAATATTCATGTATTATATGTTCGAATTCCAACAGATGAGAACATTATAGAACAAATAAAATATGATTATGATGTTCCTTACAATGATACTATTGTATTAGATAGTTCAACTAAAAACTATCAATCATTAAGAGAGCAGTTTAAAAAAGAGCATTATCATACTGATTATGAAATGCGTTTATTTACTCATGGTACTGCAAAGTTCTTTTTTAATGTATCTGATACTGTTTATGAACTTGATGTGGGACCAAATGATTTAATCAGTGTTCCTGCTAATGTAAAACATTGGTTCGATGCTGGTGAATATCCAAATATCAAGGCAGTAAGATTTTTTACTGAAAAAGATGGATGGGAAGCAATTTATACAGGATGAATATGAAACTATTGTCAATATCGGCATTGAACCATGACCATAATATATGTTACTATGATGGAACACGACTTCATTATCATAAATTAGAAAGAACTAAACAGATAAAACGATATAGAAATCAAGATTTACTATCATGGGTTAATGAAATAAATCAACTATGGAATCTTGAGTTATCTGAAATTGATGAAATAATAATAGATGTGGACATATCAAAATACCAAATCCTCAATATTTCTCAAAAATATAAAGATGCCGCAACATTGAAAATAAATGGATTTCCGTATGAAAAAGAAATTTGGTATATTGGTCATCACTACTCACATGCATTAAGTTCATGGATGATGACACCGTTAACTCCTTCTACGCATATTGTAATTGATGGGTTGGGTGATGCAAGACCATGGTCGGTGTATAAAGATAATTCTCTTGTGGCATTTGGAAATATAGCTAATGGATCAATTGGGTGGGGGATGCGAGATGCTGGTAAGTATTTAGGTATCTCTGCTGGGCATTACAATGATATTGCTGGAAAAGTCATGGCCCTCCAATCATATGGGAAGTTACATTCCAATTTTCTTGAATATTTACGTAATTTTGAAATAGATTCTATTAATAAAATCTTTTCTCCTGATACATGGCATAATTTTGTGAATGACAGATCCATTTCACAAAATACATTACTGGATTGGATTCATACCGTTCATTTTAGGGTTGGTGAACTTATAGTTGATTTATTTAAACAGTATGCGTCTCCTGACGATTGTATAACTTATTCAGGTGGTGTTGCTCAAAATGTGATCTGGAATACGGAGATACGAAATCATTATAAAAATGTTATCATTCCTCCTCATTCATCTGATGAAGGAACTAGTTTAGGCGGTATTGAATGGTTACGAATAAAAAATGAATTACCTAAATTTGTACTAAACAATTTTCCATATAGTCAATCCGATATCAAACCCAGTACTACACCTGAAATTGATACGATCAAAATAGCTGCTAAAATGTTAGCAGATGGTAAGGTTATTGGGTGGTATCAAGGAAATGGCGAAGTTGGTCCACGTGCATTAGGAAATAGATCAATATTATGTGATCCTAGGATGAAACAAAGTAGACAGATTGTTAATCAAATAAAAAACCGTGAACAATACAGACCATTTGGTGCTTCGGTATTAACGGAACACGCAAAAAAATGGTTTCATGTAAACATAAATGATCCATATATGCTATATACCGTATATGTGAAACATGATAATTTACCAGGTGTTACACATGTTGATGGGACATGTAGGATTCAAATGGTTGATGATACTAACATAATATTTAAAACTTTACTTGACGAATTTTACAAAATAACGGACTGTCCAGTTCTTTTGAATACCAGTTTGAACATTGCTGGTAAACCATTGGCTGGATTTCCTGATAATGCTGTAGAATTGTTCCAATCATCAAGTTTGGATGCAATGTTTATCGGAAATGAAATATACATTAAAAAGATTGACAATATTAAAAATTAGTGTATAATATACACAATGAATTAATGCAGAGTATATCAGCGGTAGATTGTTGGGCTCATAACCCAAAGGCCGAAGGTTCGATTCCTTCCTCTGCCTCCAAATTCTAGGTTAGCTACAGCAAAATAAACAGTCGGTTCGATTCCGGTCGCTATATGCGATTTGCTTTTGGTAAGCAACTAACCTGATAATAAAGTATATAATGCGTCTGTGATGGAACGGAATACATAGTGGGCTTAAAACCCATACTCTTCGGAGTTGGCAGTTCGAATCTGCCCAGACGTACCATGAATATAGGAAGGTTGCCAGAGTGGTTAATGGAGCGGTTTGCTAAACCGTCAACCTCGAAAGGGTTGCGTGAGTTCGAATCTCACATCTTCCGCCTTTGGGTTCAATGTTAAGTGTAAACATTGAACCAAGATAAATAATACATAAGAATAACGTGGAGGGACACTTATGTATTATTTGATTTATAAAATAACAAACATCATAAATGGTAAAATTTATATTGGAAGTCATAAAACAACAGATATAAATGATGACTATATGGGTTCAGGGAAATATCTAAAAAATGCCATTAATAAACATGGTATTGAAAATTTTACAAAAGAAATTTTGTTTTCATTTGATAATCATGGTGATATGTATAAAAAAGAAGCTGAAATAGTAAATGAAGACTTTATATCAGAAAGTAACACATATAACATTAAAAAAGGTGGTTTTGGTGGATTTGATTATATAAATTCCTTGAACTTGAATAACAAAACCAACCAAAACAGCAAAGGTGGAAAAAATTCAAGTGGTTTTACAGGAAAATCTCACACAGATGAAGCTAAACGGAAAATTTCTTTAAAAAATTCTGGAAACATCGGTTCTTTTCTTGGAAAAACACACTCTGATGAATCCAAAAAGAAAATGTCAAAAATAGCTAAAGAAAGACTATCAGACCCTTGTAAAAACTCCCAATATGGGACAATTTGGATATATAATATAATAACTAAACAGAATAAGAAAATAAATGCTATCTCTGACATCCCACCCGGATGGACTAAAGGTAGAATTTTAAAATAAATTTAGGATCTTTACAGCAACTTTCCTTTGGATAATACAAACGACTCTAAATCGTAAGTTAAGTGGTTCAAGTCCACTAAATAAAAGATCCTGTAAAGTTTTAGGATGCATTCAGCAAACTTTAAACGTCAATCTGATAAATTGAAAATGTTAAAACGCATCCTGATAAATTGAAAATGTTAAAACGCATCCTGATAAATTGAAAATGTTAAAACGCATCCTGATAAAATATAAATAAAAAATAGTTTACAATAACATGCGGTGCGAGATTTAGATATTGTATAACAATATTTTGAATGATCGGTATCTTGGTACAACTCACTCTTGATACTAAACTATAAAAAGAATAATTGTCGATATATCAAAAAGGATATTTAACATGACAGAGCAAGAAGCAATGGAAAAGTTAGATGTACTGATTGATTTTTTTCAACAGTATCAAAAACTATTTTAAATAAAACTGTTAAATGCATAAATACTGTTAAATGGATTAACAGTATGAATTACAGAAAAATTTACAATCAAATTATTGATAAAAGACAAAATGAAAAATATAATGGATACACAGAGACACATCATATAATACCTAAATCATTGGGTGGAACAGATAATCCTATGAATTTAGTAAAATTATCTGCTAGAGAACATTATATATGTCATTACTTATTGATGAAAATATATAAACCAGGAACTGCAAATGGTAATAAAATGATAAAAGCATTTATTATGATGTTATATTGTAAATCTGGAAATCAATGTAGATACGTATCATCAAGGAAATATGAACTATTAAGATATCAGTTTAGTAAAATCCAAAGTGAATTACAATCCGGTAAAAAAAATTCACAATATGGATCAATATGGATAAGTAATATTGCTTTACGTGAAACCAAAAAAGTTAAAAAAACTGATATAATTCCAGATGGGTGGATTAAAAAACGAATTATAGATTTCGATGAATATTCTACCAGACTGGTTAAAAATGAAAATCTTCTTACAAAAATAAAAACAGAAAAAGAAGAAAAACAAAATCAACGAATTAACCAACATATAGAATGGTATAGTATATACAAAAATGTTGGATTTGATGAGTTTGTAAGAATAACTGGGTATAAATATTCTAAACCAAATTTAGTAATAGCATTCTCTAAATTAGTTCCTGAATTTATACCACAAAACGGTAAAAAAAGAATAAATCCCATCTAGCAATCATGGTGAATGCGCTCGGCTGTTAACCGAGAATGAGGCTGGATCGTTACCAGCGATGGGAGCCAATATCGGGGATTTAGTTAAATGGTATAACCACGCCCTTGCACGGCGTTATCAGGAGTTCAACTCTCCTAGTCTCCACCAATTTTAACACAGAGGCACAAATGCTAGTAATACACGGAAACGAATCATATGGAGAAGATTATCAAAAAAGATTAGCTAATACTTTTGATTTTCTTAAAACAAATGTTGGACCACAATTGCAACGTACCCATAGTTTTATTAAAGGTGATGGGTGGCAAATGATATTATTAGCTGCTAGTGGATTCTGTGGAACACAGATATGGGCATTATCCATATATGATGAAGAAAAAGAAACTTTATTCCGGTTAACACTTCCAGAATGTTTAGAAGAACCAGGATATGATAAAGTTAGGTTGAAACAATTGATGATTCAAAACATTGATCGATTCATAAAAACTCAACCTGAAATTTAAACACACTGACAAGAATACTTTTATGTTTGAAAATTTAGAAGAACCAACTGAATTTGATTATGAATTGATAAAAATAATTTATAGATTAATGACAATAGAAGAAAGAATTGAATTTTCAGAAAAGATTAAAAGTTCATTTAGTCAGAATGATTTAATCGCAACAAAAGAATTAGCCAAAACTATATTGGCAACAAAAATGTAACGGAGATACAATGGCAGGATGGCATGGCGGCAAAGGAAGTGCAGCTAGACCAGTTAACAGGCAGAAGTTTGCAGATAACTGGGATGCAATTTTCAGTAAGAAAAAGGAAGTTGTTGAAGAAGTGTTAGATACATACAATGATGAACGATTGGTATCTAAATTTGATAAAGAATTGCCAACAGTAGCATTTAATTCACATGGTGCTCATGCACAAGACAGAAATGTATTTCATGTAGAAGTGGGTGAATTACCAGTCGATGAAGCAATTAAATTTATCGAAGAAAATATAAAAACACTTGACAACAATAATAAGTAATAGTATAATAAGGACATCAAATGGCAACTATTAGTAAAGGAAACAGAAAAGCTAACCCTAATCAAACTAAAAATGGTAAGGTTAGAATTGGTAATTTTAGTTTAGCTAAATTACAAGAACTAGTTGAAAAAACTGTTAGACCACGTGATAAACGTAAATATCAAAATCGTATTAACATTCTTATTAAAAGAGGTGCATAATGGCTGTAGAAGTAAAGAAATGTAATTGTAAACATGAGTTTCAAGATAAAACATACGGTACCGGTATGAGAGTTTTTAATCTTGATTTCAAAAAACTCAATGGCACCTGCACTGTGTGTGGTACAAAGGTTAAATTGTAAAGAACACTGTTATGTGGGATCTTAAAAACGGTCCCACATAACAGTACTAACTATGCTGAGTTCCTATAGCGGCGATTAGAGCGGTCTTGTAAGCCGTTGGTTAACACCCACCGTGGGTTCGAGTCCCACACTCAGCTCCATTACAACAATGAATGTATTATTTTCCAAGATAATTGAAATTTAGTTAAAACTAATACTTTTACATTATTTTGGTTTCTAACGCATTCTATTTTTTCAAGATCTTGTATAATAAGGTAATCATTTTTTGGATCTAGGAAGATATTGAAGTCTTCTAAAAAGAAATCTGGGTAATATCTCTTTTTTATATTATTTAAGGTATAAAAAAGGAAAGATGGACGTATCCATCTAATGTTATTGTCATCTAATTCTTTTGCAACTTTGTATTCATAAGATGATTCTAGCCAAACCTTACCAGCAAATTTTGAATAATACCAACCATAAGCTCTGGTATTTTTATTACCGCCTAATTTTGTTTTTTTGGCGGTTAATGAAAAGCTCATATTTCTACAGGTTAGTGAGCAGGTTTTATTTGTACCAGCAAACCATTTTTTGCATATTTTACAACATGCAATTTTGGTATAAATCGGTTTCAAGTGCCCAGTATTTTTTTCAGATATTTTTTGTCTAGAATTAATTGACATTTTATATCCACCTACTGAACGCAAGTTGTTATTGTAAGTTGCACTGCAACTACTTGAACAAAAACTATTAGAACGTTTTTCATATGGTAAGCAACAGTCACATTCTTTACAGTGACTAGGAATATTAGCATATTGGATTCTAATAAAATTATTTTTTAAATCTGCATTTTGTTTATTTTTAAATGTAGATAGTTTTCCATACTGTTTGGTAGCTATATTACCATCGATAGTATGTAAACGAATAAAATGGGAATGAAATCCCTTGATAGAAAGTTCTTTTTTGCATATGATGCAAGAACAAAATGTTGACATAGTGTTTCCTCTAGTATAAATAATGTATTATGGGACAGCCTAGATCCTCTAGACTAGGTTTCAAAATACTCCCAATATTTTGATTACCATAACTATTTATCAAAAAGTTATTGACAAAGAAATAAAATTACTATATAATGTATAGTATAAACAGTTTTAGGATACATTCAGCAAATACAAAAACTTTCAATTGGTGAAATAAAACGTATCCTGTTAAACATTGCGGACTTGGCATATGGGTTGTGCTCTAGCCTTCCAAGCTAGCTAAACGAGTTCGAATCTCGTAGTCCGCTCCAAATTTTAGGCTCAATTCAGCATATCATAATCTTATTGCAAACAAGAAAAAATGAGCCTGTTTTAAATACTTGACAACTATAATATTATCAAGTATACTACTAAAAATAACTGATGCTATATCATATACTAATAATAACGATCATAGATCAAATATACATCAACTATAGTATCAGTTATAACAAGAATTATCGCGGGGTATATCAGTGGTAGATGGCTGGGCTCATAACCCAGAGGTCGTTGGTTCAAATCCAACTCCCGCTTCCAAATTTAGGGTCAGTTCAGCATTTTA